ACCTCGAGTATTCTGACTGGTTGATGAGTGGGTAATTCTAAAGTTCTAACCTCACTCGCCAACCATTCAAATACATCATAGTCTGAGTCAATCATATATCCAGCAACTTCTCTGCTAGAAATCATCCAATACTTCCATCATATTTTTGAGACGAAACTTAACAAAGTAGTTCAGTAGATGCTGACGACTTTTACCTTTTTGTCGCATATATTCTTCTACGACTTCTTGTTTTATTTCATCTGGTGTTAGTGATAAGTCTACTAGCTGACGATTTCTTACATATCCAGATGCCATTTCACCATTAACGAACTGCTCTGGTTTTTGTTTCTTCCACTCAGCAAGGACAGCTTTACGAATTGGCTTTTGACGTTTACCTTCTGTGACAAATGTATCATCATCACTCAGAATATTTGGTACACCATCACCCTTATCTCCAGTAATAATATGCTCCATCAATACCTCTTGTGGAGAGCCATTAAGTTTTACCCAGCGTTTCTTGATTGGTGACCATTGTTTCACATTAGGATATTTTTGTAACTGTTGGAAATCATGGTCGCCAGATATAATCAAAAATGGCATTGGCTCGGCAAACATCGGATGATCAGTCATTTCATTCTCTTGACTATACTCTACCAATGCACCAATAACATCATCTGCCTCTGCACCATCTACATCAATCACAGGGTATGGAAGATACTCATCTAACTCGCTACGAATCAAATGTAATGCATCAAAGATAGATGACCAATCGTGTCCACTAGACTCTCTGGATTTTTTACGAGATGCCTTATAGTAAGGATAAACTTCTCTTCGCCAGTAACGACGATTATCACAGGCAATGACCAACTCACCAAACTCAGATGTAAACTGTGTTCTGTATTTACGAATCTGATTTAGTATCATATGACGAAGCAAGTCAATGTTCATCTCTACATCTGGACGACCACGTGTTTCAGCCATATAATTGGATATGAAAGTTTGGTTATAATCTATAACAATCATCACTCTTCATCCTCTGGTAGATTTCTTATCTGATCAAGCACAGGATCGTCTTCAGGTGGATAGCCCCAGCGGAAACCCAAGTCTGGATAGTAAACACCATGCTGACGTTTTATCTCTCCATTCTTGTCATATCCTGGAACTAGGTTTACCCATTGGATCTTTTTCTCTTGGTGTTCACCATAAAAATTATCACACCAATCACCATGAGCAAGATATCTCTTCATGTTTCTGAGATACCCTTCAATTTGTGCTTGTTTTGCACGTGCACCTTTTACGTCTCGTCTGACGTCTGCTCTTGCTGCAGTAAGTGCTTCCTGATTTGCTTTTATCCATCCCTTCACTTTAACGTATGACAAGTAATGATCGTCTGGTAGACTCAGAACATGGTCACATACATTTGCAGGTTTTGTAGGATTTGCAGCTGCCTTTGCCTCTCTTGCTTTTTTGAGACGTTCGACAGCTGCAGCTTTTTGCTCCTCAGTCATCGGCTTTCGTCTACGCCGAATCTTCTTTGGAGTTGGACGAAAATCGTCCTTCGTTATACGTTTTGCCATTTAAGGACTCCTTTAGTAATATACCAAGTATATATCAAAGTAGTCAAAATGTCAAGAAGTATTTTTAAGCGACTTTTTTGATTCTGTCGATAATAATGGTTCTCCACCCTTGTTTATCGACATCAAACGCGACTAAATGCGTATCGGATGATTTAGAAGTACCACCCTTAGTTTCTGGTACGACAGACTCTTGAAGAGTAGCATTCATTACTCTTTCAGTTCCATCGAGTTTATCGAAAGTGATTTCAACCACTCTGTTTTTTAGTTCAGCGACTATATCTTTCATAATTATCTCCATGTAAAAGTTTCACCTGTTTCGGTTATCAATTCACCAGATCGCTCTGGTTTCAATTCACGAATGAGATTGTATATTGTTTCAGCAAATAAGTCAAGCATATCTCCATAACTTTTTGGTACGAATCCATAAAAACTTGCTTCGTTCTCATATGCGAATGACTTCATAATATGCGCACTATATGTCTTATCAGCTGCATAACCACCCCATTCTCTAGCCCAATGACGCATTTTCATTGTCATTATTGGTGTCAACATCCAAGCAACCTTATTACCCTTTTTGAGTTCACAATGTCTTAAAATGTAATATGGTAACTGTACGTTGTTAAAGAATCCTCTGTTCCAATGCCAAATGTTTTGGGTTTCTTTGCTGTATGAATCTCCGTTGGGAGAACCACCACCGTTCTGATTGAATAAAATTAGATCGTATTCTTTATCTATTTTTGGTAGAATGTCATCAAGTTCAACAAAATGCCAGTCTACTTTGATCACACGATCTGCGTCACTATAATTACTTCCAGTGATTACATGAACCTCGTAATCTTGTTTTGCGAGTTTTGTAAACTCTTCACCAAACCTTGAACCACCACCGACGATTAACGCCTTCATACTATTTTCTCTTCTTATCTATTAACCACTCTAAACTTGATTTTAATGTTCTTCTTTCAGCAGGATTTAATGTGTCACCATCACCAATTTTTGCAAGTATTTCCTTATCTTCTTCCATAACCTGATCAACTGCTTTTTCATATTTTGACATTACGTCTGCAGCATCGTCTACCGCACTCGGTGGACTTGGCTCTTTTGGTAATTCTTCTTTCTCTATGATAGTTTCAGTCTCAGCACTGGTTTCGTCTAATGATAAAAACTCGATTCTTCTACCTGTGGCATAGTTCAATTGCATATTTGCAGCCACAACAAGTAGAATAGCGAGTGGATCGAACACCAATACAAGCATAATAATTACCCATCTTACTGCTTCCTCTAGGTTTTCTCTACCGTCTTCATATATGAGGTCAGCAATATATTTAATTGGACCAACTTCTACTTCGAATGCTCTTACCTCTGTCGCAAGTTCAGCACGTTCATCATATAATATGTCATTATCTGCTTCTGCTTCAGAAATGATTGCACGCATTGCGTCACGTTCTTCTTTTTGTTCTTCACGTTTTTTCAATCCCCAAGAGATATATCCTCTCTCGGTAAACTCGTCCATAGCTTTATCAAAACCATCGAGTGTACGTTGTGCACGTGCTATTTGTTTGTTGTTAGATTGTATGCGGAGTTCAATCCTTTCGATTTTTGCTGAAGCATCTCCGCTTTCGATACCCTGATCAATGTGTGCTTTCGATAGGAATCCAAAGATACCCATACTTGTGATCAAAGATAAAATTACTACAGCTGGAATAAAATAAGTTTTCATAAAGAGATTGGCTCGTTCCCAGTTCTGATACAGCCAAGATGCTGTCACCAGTTTGGCAATCTCTAACACAACACCCATCGCGAGGATCGACATCGCTGCTGCAGGAAAGATCGCCATAAGACCGACGATCGAAAAATATGCTGCAACGGCAGATACTGCCAGTGCAGAAAAGAAAAGTAAAACTACATATCCCATTTTGGCTCCCATTGTACTGGCTCGAAATCTGCCAGTGGCTCTTTATTGAGCCGAATATTAAGCATGGAGTTGAGACATTTTGGATCGTGTCTCTGCTGCCATTGCAATAGAAATTCTTGCATTTTTGCCCAAGACTTCATCTCGAACTCAGCAATAGTTTCTTTTTTCAATTCACCTTCATATTGTAGCACATACTTTGATGAGCCATAATATTTTTCATATAGTCTCTGCGGTTTTCCAGAATAGCCAATATAATAATCGCCATTCGGAAAGTAAGTACAGTAAACTCGGTGAACCTTTTTCTCTTTAGGTTTCCGTTTCGCCATACACCTATTTATTCGGTGCAGAGAAACCTAAAATTGAATCGAAACTCCACATCCACAAGTGGACACTTCATTTGGATTGATGAATTTAAGGGTTTCATTTAACCCTTCTTTGACATAATCTAAAGTTGTCCCTTGTAGAAAAGGTTTACTTTTTTCACTTACAACGATACTAAACTTGCCATAATCTATAACAGTATCGTCGTTATTGATAGTATCGGAAAACCGAACATCATATTCATACCCAGCACAACCGCTGTCAACAAGATCAATCCGAACAATACTTTTTTCGGAATCAGACTCTCGACATCGCTCAGCAACTTTTGCAAACGCTTCATTGGTGAGTTCTATCATTTCTGGTTATGCTTTCTATGCGCACTTTTTTCTTCCCAGTCAGCTATTGCTCTATGTATGCCCTCTTCAGCGAGAACAGAACAATGTATTTTAATCGCTGGTAATTCTAAAGCGTCTGCAATATCCTTATCTTTGATTTGTTTTGCTTCTTCTATGGTTTTACCTTTGAGCATCTCAACAAACATCGTACTCGATGCGATTGCACTACCACAACCATAAGTTTTAAATTTTACATCTTCAATAACATCTGTCATTGGGTCTAATTTAAGGTCTAGTTTCATTACATCACCACAACTTGGTGCACCCACTAAACCTGTCGCGATGTTAGGATCTTTGGGGTCGAACCTGCCTACAGAGTGTTTCTCTGGATTCGCTAATACTGATTCAAATCTATCTACTACCTTTTTCGAATATGCCATATCTATTATTTATAATCGCATCAAGAGTATTTTTAGCAAACTCTTGATGTTGTGGTATTCCCCAATGCATTTTATCTCTAGCCAGTTCACCATTTAGATGAACACAAAACCAATCAGGGTCGCACATTATTAATTTTGCACCATACTGATCGCAAAGATTTTGTATGGCTCTTACATTTTTATCTCTATTGACAGAGTATTCTTCCTCACCAAGAAGTAATTCTTGCACATGAGCCCATGTAAAGTTTGGTAAGAATCTCGCGATTCCTTGCTTTGCGTGAATAACTTCTCTTCTACATGTGGGTTCTTGGACACAAACAAGTTTTGATTTTATTAATGGCAACCACTGACTTAATACTCTAAACGCAGTGTCCATACTACCACCATTGACACCCAAATTATAACCTTTTCTGCCCAGTTCTTTTGCTACAATCGAACACCAGACATCTTCTAATGGTAGACCGATGCCCATTGTATGACTGCATCCCAAGAAAATAACAGAGTCTGGATTCTCCTCAAACTTATCAGATCTATAACCCCACTCATTAGTTACATATCTGATAGGATTGCCGTGCCACTTTGCTCTAGGATTATCGTCTGGCGAATCTGGAAAATAATCTAAATCCAGATTACAATGTTTATTCTCACCAAATGCATAACGTAAATCAAACATCATAATTCCATATCTAATCTTTCAATAAGTATTTGTCGGTTTTTTAAATGTTCAGCCTCGATGTCTGCTTTTGACTGTCCATGATATTCCACACCAAGATTTTGTCTGATCATAATTTCGTGGACTGACCTGTCTACACCTGTCACTTCATCGTAGACAATAAATTTGCCGAGAATACGACCAAACTTACCTTTACCATCCAAAACTGTCTGTAAAGTGCAGGACTCTCCTAATTTTTCTTTCAGGAAAGCACCAGCCATTTTACCAAATACTTTTTCAACTTTATCTCTTGTACGAGATTCTGGTGTATCAATACCATACAGTCTGATACGTTGATTGGCAAATATAACACCAAACCCAAGATCGATGTCTACGTCTACCGTATCACCATCAACCACTCTTCTAATTATTGCTTTATATTCATACATCAGCTTCGAAATCCTCCTCGCCGTAATCTAGAATTAATTCTTCTTCAAAGTCCAAATCGTCTCCACAAAATGGACATTTTTCAATTGGATAATAATCACTTTCCAATTCATGCTCGACCCAAAACACCGCATCACACGATGAGCATTCGCATCTTATTCTAGTTGGGTCAGCCATTAAGCAGCCGATCCCCAGACATCTCCCCAGTCACCTGTGATTGCGCCACGAGCATAATCAGTGGCTCGGTTCTCAAAGAAGTTTGTGTGTGTTGGTGCATTAATCATTTCTTCAACCCATGGCAGAGGATTCTTCTTGACTTTGAAGATACCTTTCATACCAAGACTGATCAGACGACGGTCTGCAATATAACGAATATATTTCTTAACTTCATCTGGAGTAAGATTATCCATATCACCCATAGCAAAAGCGAGGTCGATAAATTTGTCCTCAAGTTCTACCATCTTTTCAGCGATCGTATAGATTTTACTTTTCAGCGAGTCGTTCCAGAGTTCTCTGTTTTCTTCAATATATGTACGGAACAACTTAATCATAGATTCAGCATGCATAGTCTCATCAACAATTGACCATGTAACAATCTGACCCATACCCTTCATTTTTCCATGTCTTGGAAAGTTCAATAACATAATAAAAGATGAGAACAACTGCATACCCTCAGTGAATGCACTGAATGCTGCAATGTTAGTTGCTACACTTTCTTTCGTGCCATTTTTACCAGAGAGATCCATGAAGTATTCGTGTTTGTCTTTCATCGCTTCATATTCTAGAAACTCATTGTATGTAGACTCAGGCATACCGAGTGTTTCAATAAGATGTGAATATGCAGCAACGTGTAATGCTTCTCTTGCAGCAAAACCTGCAAGCATCATACGGACTTCTGGTTGTGGGAAATAAGGAAGATAGTTATTCACATAACCACCTGCCACATCAATATCTCCCTGTGTAAAGAAACGGAAGATATTTGTTAAGAATGCTTGTTCTGCTTCTGTTAAAGAATTTTTCCAATCTTTTACATCCTCTGCCATTGGTACTTCAGTGTGTAGCCAATGTGATTGTTCATGTTTTAACCATGCTTCATATGCCCATGGATAGTTAAACGGTTTGAAATATTCGCGTTCTTCTTGTAAGTTTAATTTTTTAGCCATTTTTCTTCCTAAAAAGTTTTAAATAATTGTTTATGTTTTCTTCTGTCCTATCCCAGATAGATTTCCACTTGTCTGTTGTAATCTCATCAACTACTTCATAACCAACAGATTCCAGACAAGTAGTTAGGTCTTTTTGTGACAGATATAAATTTCTGTCAATTGGTTTCGTTATACCATAGTCAAGATATCTCATAAGAATTTCATCAGTTGGCTCTATATTTTCAGACAAGCCAGTCTCAGGAAATTCAATATTTGTGATCAAAATATATTCTGGATCATTAAAATTTACAATTTTTTCCAGAAGGTCAATCGGACTGTGTAGGTGATATAATAATCCACAACACAATACAACATCATATTTTTCCTTATGTCTTGCATAATAATCATTGTAAGTCATGTTATACACAGTTTTGTTTTCGCCGTTTATGAACCTATCTAATATTTTACAACATTCATAATCTGGCTCAACGACTGTAAACTTCTCTGGATTCCTCAAATTAATATATGAAGAAGTTGCCCCATGTGCTGGTCCAAGTTCCAATACTTTTTTGTGGTCACATATCAAAAGAAACTGCTCATCAATATAACGAAGAATATTCACTATTGACTCATTGTCAATGTGCTTTTCAAATGGATTATGCACCAAATGTTTCATCCCATTTAGATATAGATTGAGATAACTCAATTAATTCTGTGTATCCACCAATGTGAATATCACCTGCATAGATTTGTGGAACTCTGCCAGTCGGTTGATGTATTTCTTCATACTCAACTTCCATACCATTTAAAAATTCTTTTGCTTGACTGCAGAAGGAGCAGTCATCCCTTGAAAATATTTTTGCTTTGATTGCCATTAGTTAGTTCCTTTATCTATTTTGTTAATTTTGTTAAATGCCCATGCACGTTCTTTACACCATGGACAGTACCCACATCTCCCCTCGTCACGCTCTGTGCACGAATGAGTGATGTTCATAATATCGTCGGCGATACCTAGATCGAAGCCAAGCTGGACAACTTTGTCTTTTGTCCACTCAGCAAAAGGTTGCCGAACAATTTCTTCGAATGGAGTTCCTTTCGTAAACTGACGATCGTGATCAGGTTCCATTTCATCATAATAAGAAGTGACAGCAGAATATACTACATCAGCATATCCGTTTATCAAAATCTCTTTGACACCACTGGTAACATATTCAGAAGGGTCTTCAGATTGAATAGATCCTACTATATTTGTTTCAGTGTCATATCCTGACCACTTCAGGACTTTATTTGCATAATTAACTGCCCCATCGATCTTGGGGACGGTGTACGGTCTACAACTTTGACCGCGTTTTTTGCATTCATTATATATGATGTGCCATAGTACAGCACTATCCCAACCACCTGATACACAAACTGCTATTCGTTTGCCTTCAGGTATGTCAGCCTTCACATGCGATACACTCTTCATCATTTACCAACGCACTCATATCAATTTCGTTAATTACTTGGCGTTCAATACGTTTAGACACTTTATCAGCTTTGCCGAGTTTTTCTGAACGACAATAATAAAGTGTCTTCAATCCCTGCTTCCAAGCCAAGTAATGGATAGCATGGAGGTATTTTATATTGACATCTGGACGGAAAAATAAGTTGAGAGATTGTGCTTGGTCAATGAATGCTTGCCTATCTGCAGCATGTTCAATGAGCCATCTCTGATCAATTTCCATTGATGTCTTGTATATATACTTTTCATTTTCTTCCAAACAATCTAAGTGTTGGACAGACCCATCATTCGCGATTATTGACGACCAAATTTCGTCATAATCCAGTTTTTTGTTTTTATCACATTTTTCTTGAATGACAGCATCCAAATACTTATTTTTGTTAAGAAAAGCTCCCGATATAGTGTCCTGTCGATAGGCATTCGCTCTAAAAGGTTCAATAGAAGGGCTAGTGTTTCCCATAATAATACTACTACTAGCATTGGGAGCGATAGCCATAACATGGCTAAATCTCTTGCCTGTTCCTTCAGCGTCTGGGGCACATCCTCTTTCTTTTCCCAATTGAAGATTTGCTTCATCTAATTTACTCCGAATTAGTCGGAACATACGCATGTTTGCACCTTTGGCAACTGCGCTCTCCCAAGCAATACCCTTCTTCTGTAGATAGGCATGAAAGCCAAGTGCACCAATACCAATAGAGCGTTCTCTCATGGCACTGTATTTTGCACGTGACACAGAATCTGGAGCATTGTCGATAAAGAACTGAAGGACATTGTCCAGCATCTCTGCCATGTCTTTCAGGAACAGCTGGTCTTTTGACCAAGCATCATAATTTTCTAAGTTCACTGAAGACAAACAACAAACGGCAGTTCGTTCTTCATTTGTAGGGAGAATAATCTCCGAACATAAGTTACTCTGGTGAATTTTCAAACCTAATTCTTTTTGGAATTCAGGCATCAATCGGTTGCTTGTATCAATATAATGAATGTATGGCTCACCAGTTTCCATACGCAACTCGAGAATTTTTTGCCAAAGTGCCTTCGCCGATACTGTTTCGCGAATTGCACCTGAATGTGGGTCTAGTAGATTCCAGCCATCGTCTGCTTCGGGATCTTGCATACAGCGTTCAATAACTTCCATGAACCTGTCGCTAATATTAATGCCATGATGCAAATTCAATGCACGCATGTTTTGATCACCAGTTGGTTTCCTCATTTCGAGGAACATCATAATGTCTG